TATCGCCCTAGCGAGGCAATTTCCTTCAAAAGCTTAACAGTCTCGAAGTCATTGATGCCTCTATCAATGCTTTCTTGATTGTAAGTTGGAAGAAAACCTTTAATTTGTCCTGACTCTTCATACAAAGACGGTAACGTGTCGAAGAAGTCTGGGATGACAAGTCCTAGTTTGAACTTGTCTCCCTCTATAAAGAAGTTAACTAACTCTCGAAAGTAAGGGAGATTTTTACAATTCTCGAGTATCATTATCCAGCGGAGTATCTCCATCTTGTTACTCCATTTTCGAGGGTCGTGAAATCGCTCGGGGTTCATAGCAGTGTTAATCGCTAGAATACTGGGATACATACCTAAAACCATTCCTTGTTTAGGGCTCGGAATCCGAATGTCAAAGAATCGTTGTAGATAAATGGTCGTGTAGTCATCGACTAGTTGTTTTTCAGGTTGGACAGTCAAACCTATGGAAGCACTAGTTGATGCTATTAATTGTCGAATGTCCTCATCAGATAAGGAGTCATCGTTCTGTACTGAGAATGCAAGATCATCACCTAATCCCTGAGCCTCTATAACAGGTAGGCCACGTTTTACGTTAAGTTTCCATACATAGTAGGAAATGATTGATTCATAGAAATTAGTTAGTCCTGAGCCACTTGGCATTCCGTGTCGTCCGACTGATATTTTGCCTAAAGCATACATCACAGGTATATCGAAAATATGGTTGACAAGAGACGTAAAAGATTTCTGGTGTTGTTTTTGGAAAACAGGACACACTATGGCCAGAAAAATTTGAGTACATGTGTCATTGAGAGACTTGTCCATAGAAGTATAGTCTTGCTGAATAAAGATGTCTCCTTCGAAAAAGTCTTGGCGTTTGAAACCGAGTTCAACTTCGCTAAATCCTTCCCATGCTGAAAAGAATGGATTATTCTGAGCACGAATAATTTCCATCAAGGGGTACAGATACATCTTCTCTACAATATTCAGACTGAATGGTGCCATAAAGATAAAACGAGATTTCCCTCTTTGGGATCTACTTCCTAAAAGCATTACGTAATCTTTCCATTTGCCGCTCTGAACGTCGGCTAGTGCCTTAGCAAGGATACTTGGTTCCTTACGTGTGCCATAATCTGGGCAACCAGAATTGGTCAGGAGCTTGTCGTCGTATTGATCGCGATTAACAACATTTTCGGCTGACAATGGTCTTTTGTCTTTCGCCCCTCCGAACACCTCTAGGTATATTTCACGACAGATATCGTAATCTATATACATGCCATCTTGAATAGGCATAGTATAATATTCCTTGAACTCTTCTAACCGCTCACTGAATGGAGGATACCCACCCTGAGGTCCTACTTTAGACATTCTAGTTAAATCGTAAGAGATAAGAGGTTCTAAAACTGTATCTCTCTCTGACAAACGGGCTAAGAAGTCAGTCCATTTCCCGAGAACTTCCTCTTCTGGCATGTCCTTGTAGAAAGGAGTTCGCGGAGTTGGGTTCTTACCCTCGCGCATTTGCAGGAACGCTGCGGAAGCACGGTCTTGTGCATCAGGTGTTAATTGAGCATCAAGTTCATCTTGCGTTTGCGTAATGAATTCCATATCATTAAAATATAATTTTATAGTT